GAAGCGTTAGTGCTTGCTGGATAAAATGCTTTGTATGTTGGTTTACTTGTTGTTGGGTCAGTATAAAACACACCACCAAAAACACCCAGTTGTTGAGTATCTCCAGCCGCTGCTTGCTCTATGCCGCCCGCTGCCACTGCCTCTACAACTTGTCCGCTGAAGATGGAAGTGCCGTGGTTAGCTGCGATTGCATACTCTTCAGTACGAATCTCACCACCACTTAAATGCCTTGTAGGTTTAAACCCAAAGGCTGCGTCTTTATTTGCCATAATTATAGTCCTCCTTAGACTAATAAATTATTAGTTATTGTTAATAATCCAATATTAATTCTGGCAATGAATTTGTGTGTGAGAAACTAATCTTGTTTCTTGGCACCGCCAAAAGTTACCCTTGATTGCCTGTTTGGATTGTCTATCGGCATACTAGGGTGCTGCTCCCGCATTAAATTGTTATCGACTGCTTGTTGTTGGTCTTGAGTCTGCTGAGAAAAATAAGCATTTCTCTCTTGAACAATTTCTACAGGTATCTTGGCTAACAGTAATCCACCTACTGAAACAACGCCTTTCATAGTTCCATCTTCTACGGTTGGAGCATCAAAGTCTCCAAGCTCTTCCAGTCTTACTGGCTCATATCCTTCTCTCATTCGAGCGGATACGTTCTTTTTGTCTTCTTGCCCCATGACTTCAGCTCGTATCCAACGATAATGAAATCCTGCGGGTGGAACTGGCGCGTCTAATCTAGATGGTGGTCGCCATGGCTGCCGTCTGGCAGTTTTTTCTCTAGTTTGAGATGAGCGTGAGGTTCTTGTTTTCTTTTCTATCATATGCTACTCCTTCACGTATTTAGCGTATTCTTCTAATGGCACACCAAGTTTTTTAGCAATTGCGACCTGTGACGGTGTGAGTCTCACGGTTCGTTTTCCTCTTTTGGAACTTGATTTTACAGCAGGTGCCACCTTTTGGTCAACCTTTTTCTTTGGTTGTTCGGTAGCCTCAAAACGGTTTGGAAACTGCTCTCTAATTCTATCATCTATTTCATCATAATAATCATTAGATCTTGGGTCGTAACCCTCTTCTTCCACTAATTTACGATGAATTGCAAACGCAGTATAAGTCATAGCCTCATCTTGTCCAAACCATTCATTCTCGTCTGCCCATCTAGTTGCTTTTGGATCAGGAGGAGGAGGGGGAGCTTGTTGTGTTTGCACTTGTTGTGGCTGCGCTGTTTGTTGAGAAAACTTCTGAGCCTGCTCTTCTAGAGCTGATTTTTGTATTTTAGCTCTTTCTGCATTTAAAGTTGCTTTCGCAAGAGCGCTTTGTGCCTCAGCTTGCACATCTACATTTTGTTCTTCAATGGCTTTTTTAAGTCTTACTTTTGCTTCTTCTATTTGGGCTAAAGATTCTGACTCCAAACTAGACACATAATTTTGATTTGTATCTGCGTATTTTTTCTCTAGTTCACTAGCTTTAGTTTGAACACCTTGAGCAAACTGCATAGCAGCCTGTTCTCTACGTTCTGATTCTCTTAATTTACCAACTAGTTTTGAGATTCTTTTTTGAACTTTGTCGCTGTAGTCTTGATGTTCGTCGGATTCTCCTTGTTCGCTAGCTTGAACATCTTCGCTGACATCAGATTCCTCAGATGTGTCATCGGCGACATTGTCGTCTTGTACAACTGTTTCATTCTCTTCTTCTTTTTCTGCTGTTTTTATTTTAGATTCTTCTAATTCAACATCAACGGACTCACCGCTGGTGTCAAGGGGGACGAGTCTATCGTCTTGTATTTTTTCTGCCTCTGGCATGGTTCTTGTTCTCCATGGTTATTTATTTTGCAAGATGACTTACATATGTAATATGTCAGTCGGATCCTGTAATATAGCAAGAATTTCATCATCATTCAAGAGTCTTAATTCACCGCCATCAATTTTTAATCTTGATCCTGCATAACGAGCAAATATGACCCAGTCACCTTTTTTACACCAAGGGCCTTCTGGAAACTTTATTTGATCCGCATATGCGTCTGGTCCCACAGCAACAACATACCCGCAAACCGTTGCTAACTGCTCTCTTTCTCTGGTTTGATCCGATAATATTATGCCACCTTTACTCCTTTCGGCTCCCATATAAGGTAGTATAAGCACTCGCCAACCCGTAGGTTTAGGCAGTTTTTCTGCTACGGAAGTGTCTATATTTTCTGGATCAAGAAGTTTAGATTCTCTTTTACCATAAATATCTTCTACTTCTTTTTGTTTTTTCTCTATTTCTTTTACTGTTTTTTGTTTTTTTCTGGTTTTAGCCATGTGCGTGGGTAATATTAAATCACTCATCGTTTTTTTCTCCTTTATCTAGTATTTCTTTTATTTCACTTTCTAACTCTTCCAAGCCTCTAAATTTACCAATCATAAAATGATAATCTTTGACTTCTGTAGTAGAACCTTGCATAACATAGTCTGTTATTTGTTGTTTCTTGTCGCGAATAATACGAAGTATTTTTTCGCTTATGTATAATCCATCCATAAATTATGTATATCTTTCTTCATTACATTTTTCTCCTTAAAGTTTTGTAATGTTCTAAAACATTACCAAGACCTGTGTTTGCTCCAGACATTACAACCATTGGCGAACCTCCGCCTGCATATCCTCCACCGTAAACGTCTCCAGATTTATAGGCCTGCATGCCTCCATACATAAAACCAGATCTATCTAAATCATCCATTGCTAACTTGCTGCCTAAATATTCATCTAAAGACATAAAATCGTCTCGTTTTAAATCAAAATAATTTTCTCGCATTTTTTGATCATTAGCAACACTGCCGCCTTCTTGCATAAAAGAAGTTAAAGGAACAGACGCAGGCAGCGCTGTTAATTTATCTACATTGGCTCTAGCCGCAGCAACCTGTGGACCGTAACCATAATCAAAAGTTGGAGTATTTTGCGCTTGTTGAAATGTTTGAGGGTCAAAGGTTATACCAAATCTTTTTTGTAAATCTGTAAGTTGTTGTGATCTAGGCATGACTGTAGGACTTATACCTATTCCTGCTATACCACGAGCTTGCTCTCCTGCAGAAATCATTGGTGGAACTAACGCTGGCCCAGCGCTAGCAAAATCTCTTCCGCGTCCTTCACCTCTTCTAGTGTCGTCGGGCATTTCAGACGAACCAAATTTTATATTTTTAAATAGGTCTCCTATGCCTGCAAACATTCCTTTTTTTGATTCCGTTTCGGTAGCAGGTTTCTTGCCAAAAGCCCCTACTGCTTTCATAAGAAGATTGCCGGGTGTAGGAAGTTTTTTATAAAGATTTTTTATGTTATTAATATCTCTTTTAAACTCAGGCCGAGTCGCTTGAAATCTTAGAGAGTCTCCGAGGCTCATGCCCGTAGTTTCGTTTCTTTTTTGTGCCCTATTAAAAGCAGCTTGCACACCTAGTCCTAGATTCTTAGCATTGATACCACCATATCCTGCTATTGCAGAAGTATCTGATCTTTTAGAAGGTGAGTAGCCAGAGAATCTTGCTTTTTGTGCGTCAACCGCCGCTTGATTAGCTTTGTATGCTTCGTTTCTAGATTTAAATTTACCTGCATTTGTATCAGCAATTGATTTTCTACCAATTGCTGCTGCCACATCTTGTGGTGAAAACATGCCGGGGTTTCTCATTTTCTTTTTATCTAAACTTGAAACACTTTTTGTTTTAGGAGCGTTTGCTTTTCTCATTGCACCTGCTAATTTACCTGAATACTTAGTGCCCAATTTATTCATACGTTGGGCTTTGGTGCCTAAGTTTGTATTTACTTTTGCTTTATCTCTTGCACTAGCCGCTGCTTTATTTGCTTTTGCTTTTGCTCTACTTGCTGCTTGTGATTTAGTAGCAGTTCTTTGACTCATTCTAGATCTTGAACGTGCTGCTGAACGTGATTTAGACTTAGCACGTGATCTTGCTCCTCTCACTGATCCAGCTCTAGCTGATCCTCTGCCTTTGCTTCTACCTCTACTTCTGCTGCCTCGTCCTCTGCCTCTGCTGCCACCACCACGTCTGCCGCCACCGCTGCGTCCACCGCTGCGTCCACCGCGACCGCGACCTCTACTGCCGCCACCACGTCTAAAGCCTTCGCGTTCTTCGTCTTCTGCTGGGTTACCTATATATACTGATTTTTCTGCCATTAAATATCTCTGAATGTTTGACTTACATTTTTAGTTATTTCTTCAGCTTTGTCCAGCGTCTTTTGTTGTCCTTCTCTGTCCATTTTCTCTATGGCAATAGCTGATCGCAGAGCTGTAGCTGAATTTTGTTGGTCTATCTTCTCTTTATCAATCTTTTCTTTAGCCTCAGCCTTGTCTTTTTCAAAGGCTAGTTTCGCTCTAGCTTCGTCTTCTTTTCTTTTGTTCTCTTCTTCTCTAATCTCAAGTTCTTCTTTTTTAAGTTCTACAAGAGGATCATCTTGAGCTGCTGTCAACATATCGTCTATGTTTTCCATATATTCTGTAATTAGTTGAGCTTGTAACTTAGCCACATCATTTTGCATTTCCATCATCATTTGTTGCTGCATCATCTGCTGTTGTTCTGGTGGCATTTGTTGCATTTGCATCTGCATTTGTTGCATTTTTTCTTGCATTTGTTTTTGTACTTCTTCTTGAGCTTTCAATGAAATGTGTTGCATAATGTGCGCTTGTATATTGGTCATGATTTGTGGATTACTTTTAGTTACAGCGCTACCCAACAAAGCAATGTGTGCAACTATATGTGCATCGTGATCTTGTCCCGGAAACGCTTGTGCTGTCATGCCAACACTTAATTCTGCATTCTCTAGTGCCGGATCTTTTGGTTGTGGTTGTGGCGGTGGCGGCATCAAAGCTTCTATGTTTTGCACACCCATGGCTTCGTACATTCGACGATACGCTTCAGATAAATTGTGCATCTGTGGATTGCTTTGTGCTAATTGTAATTGTTGTTGTGCCAAAGTAACTCTTTGTGTCACAGAAAATATATTAGGGTCCGATACTGGAATTACATCTATTCTTGCATCGAAGTCTTGTGCTTTGATCATTTGATCTCCGCCCACAACTTGATACGGATAACTTGGTGGTAAAGTTTCAGCAAACAACTGTGCCATTAATTTAAACTCTTTGCCTTGAGCTGCGTGCATTCTTTTGTGTATAGCAGACATGACTTTCATGCCACGTTCAAGCAATGCCATAGTTGTGCCCACAGGATTAACTTCATTACCTTCACCTAGTTTCATATCAGCAACGGCTGCAAAAGATTTACCGCTTTCAATTACAAAACCTAATAGCTGATACAATGTTCCTGACGGTTCTTTGTAAGGTAGTGGTACTAGTGAATTACGTATCTCGCCTGATGGTGCATCTACGTCTCTGAACTCGCCGGGAACTAACGGTTGATCGTCGTCCCTAATTCTTAGTCCGCGAGCCTTGAAACCAGAGGGTAAGTTTGCAAGGGTGCCTGCATCGATAAGTTGTCGTAGTATAGAGGTGGCGGATTTTGAGAGACCACCGAGCATATGAATAAGGCCAAAACCATAAAAGCCAAGGCCGGGAAGAAATTTATAGTGTACGAAATATTGTTTTTTAGTTTTAAGAACATCTGTTTCATTCCAGTTTTTTCTAATTGCTAATATTGTTGAAGAACTTTCGTCAATAGTTACAATATATGGCAGACTGATACCAGACGTTTCACCTGCCTCATTGGCATCCTCATAGCCCGGCAGATCAAGGTCAACGTGCATTTCTAAAATGGTGTAGATATCATCTTTGGTGTAAACTTTTTTCTTGCCGTCGATCTCGTCCATTTTATCTTTTACTTTGTTAGAGTCTGGTTCACTCGGATCATCTAGATCGATGTCTCGATAAAAACCAGAGACTTGATACTTACGAACATCGTTAGCTGGCATTTTTATAACGTGAGTAATTCTTAAACAAGTCATCAAATCTGTTGCATCGTAAGGCACAACAAGATCTTCTGAGGACACAAATTTAGAAACAGGTCTTGCTAGTTTGTCATCAAAATAAATTTTACGGAACGCCGAACCGGATAGGGGGAGATGGAAAAGCATCTGGTCCAGTTCGGGTTCGTATTCCTCCATGACATGAGAAATCTGATAATTCATAAACTCTTTCACACGGCTTGACTGTGCTTCGACCGTAGGGTTTGTTGCACCCATGATCTGAGTTTTTACAGGACCACCTGCAGGAAACAATTCTTTATATGATTGTGCTTGAAACTGAGTTACTGATTCTGCTAGTAACGGATGTGTTACACCAGAAGAACCCGGGAAAGGTTCTGTTCGATCTTCGTTTTTTAAACCAAGTAATCCTAAACCTTCTGAGTAAGTAGAAGACCAATCAGCTCTTGTTTCTTTGTCGCCTTCATAGGCCTCTATTAATTCTGTTACAATTTCGTCAAGCTCACCTTCGTCCATAAACTCTGCTAAGTTAGAATTGTGACTCTCTGCTTGTTGCGGTTCAGGGCCAAAGGAAATTGTTGCTCCGCCATCTTCATCTAATTGAGCATCACCATCTAATAATTCTATTTCTTCTGGAGAAATATTTTCCGCTTCCAGATCAAATTTCATTTGTTCTTTGAGTGGTATGTTCTTGTCTATTGCCATGCTATACTCCTAACGCTCCTAATATTTCATCCATTGTGTAATCTCCACTATCAAGAAGATCTCTTATGGAAGAGCCATCGTCAAACAAAGGAGTTTCCAGATTAAAATCATCTTCTCCATAACCATAGTTTTCTATATCAGGATTATTAATTAATTGCATTTCTTGATCTTCATATTGATTTGTCATTGTTGGATCTAATAAAAATTCTAGTGCGCCTAACATGGTACCGCTTTTTGCAAGCCTACCAAGTCTGCCTAACGCTCCTATTCCTTGAGTCATTGCTTTTGTAGCCACTCTTGGAGTGCCTACAGGTAATTTAAAGTTTCCTGCTTGACTGACAATGCCTGCGTTCTGATAACCTAATCTCGCTTGCATAATTTAAGTTACCTTTCTCTTAGAGCTTTTCACCCCTTTAATTTTACCCTTATTAATGCTAGCGTAGAATACAGTTTTTCCTTTCTTTTTACCATAAGTATTTTTCATGGAGGACATGATCTTTTTGCCTTTCTTATTCAGGGGCATCTAGTCTTCTCCAAAACTCATCCAAAGCGTTGTGCTCACAATTGTTACATTTACAGTTTTCTATCTTGCAAGACCCTCCGCTACCACAATGACAGCTATGTTCGCAGTGTTTACACATAATATCGTCTAACATTTCCATCGTTTACGAGCCTGACGAAGTCTAGAATTAGGATCTTTCGCAGCTTTCGGAAACTTTTTCATTTGCCCAGCACTTCGAGCACAGAAGGATTTACGTCTATTGGCAGCTTTACTGCCGGGTTTTACCTTACCAGTCACAGCAGTTTTAAGTTTAGAGCCCGGATTATCGCGTCTATATTTTTTTACACCGGCTTTAGTCATACCCGCACCTTTTTTAGTAGATCTAAAGTATTTTTTTGTTTTTGGCGGTTGTTTATCTTGTTTTCTTGCCATGTTTTTTCCTTATAGCGTCTTTGCCTCGTTTAAATATGCTTGCAACTTGTGATTTGCCCATTACTTTAGCACGTTGTTCACCAACTGTCAGTATTTGTATCTTCCGTGCGTAAGGTTTGCTAACTTTTTTTACTTTTGCGACGGTAGCGCGCGCATCTGCGGGGGTAGCAAATTTAATTTTAACCGTATCTCTTGGATTTTCGTCAGTATATAGCCTTCGACCACTACCCTTTGGTTTTTTTCCCGTTCCTAGCTTTGGATCTCTCCTCATCTTGCAACCTACTTATAGGAAAATTCTTGTATGTAGAAGTTATCCATCGATTACCTACTTTTACGGGTTTTCTTCTTTGCATTTCTATTTAATTTTGTTAATACCTTAGCTTGACCCGCATGTAATTTAGATGCTTTTTTTAAACCTTTAATTACTTTTTTTATCTTTGCGCCATTAACCCTACCACCTTTACTAAAACCATCGGCTTCTTTCTCTATCATCCTTTGAACTTTATCGGTGTACCTGTTATCTAAACTACTAAACACTTTTTCTCTTTTTGAAGAGGGCATCTTGTACGCTCTTTTAAGTTTCTCCACCTCTATTTTCTTCATGGTAGGAGATATCCTATCTAATTTACGTTTTACTTTTTTAACGCCTTTTTTTATTAATGTTTTCACAACCATATTTTTCTCCTATATTACTCCTAGTTTTTTATAATATGCTTTTATACTTGGATTACCAACAGTTTTATACTCACCTTTTCCTACTGGATAAGTTAGGTCTACAAAACTGCCCATATACCCCCCGTCCGCTGCTTTTTTTCTTTTAGCAAAAGTCGCTGCTCTGTCGGGTGTTGGACCCACATTTGCTTTAGCTTGTTTTCTTTTTACGGCGCCTGCACGTTGTCCTTTGGACATTGCTCTTGCTTTTGCAATCGGCACACATTTTGGATAATTTTTTCTTTTCTCTTTGCCACTACGACCACACTTTGGATAGGAGCCGTCTTTTCTTTTGTTGGCGATGTCAACCCAGTTTTCTTTAACCCATGAACGTAATCCCTTCTCGGCCATTACGCATACTTAGTTATTTTACGACGATTATCCATAATCGCACCGCAACCACGAGCAATACCACCTTTTTTGTAATTCACTCGTCCACCACTTGCTTTCTTATTTTTTTTACCGCCCGGTGTTACTTTGCCAGAGCATACAGCCGATGCGTACATATTTGCATACGCTGAAGGGTAAACTTTAAATTTACGTTTTGCTGCTGCTTTTCCTTTTGGACAAAGTTTTCCCATTATCTTTTTCTCACTGTTTGCTTTGCTCTTGCAAAATTAGCTGTTGTTGGTGAGCCTTTAGATCCTTTTTTTCTCATCTTCTCACCTGAGCCAGCTTTAATTCTACGTTTTTTAGCTGCTATATTTGCGTATAATCCTTGACGTGCCATTATTTTTTCCGCTTAAGTTTTTTCTTTTTTATAAGATTCTTTCCGCCACGACCCATACCAATTGTCTTACCAGCTTTTTTGCCAATCATACTGACGGCTCCGCCCAAGCTCTTTTTGATGACGCCACGGCCCATAAGAATATCTTTTTTAGTAACCTTGCCGTCGCCAGATAAATCTGGGAAGCCACCTTTGTTCATGGCTTTTCTAAATATCGGATCGCTCATTCCTCTCTCTCTTTTTGGACGAGGCATTTTTCTTTTACCTATTTCTCTATCTTTTTTTGGACGAGGACGTCCAAGTATTTTTTTTAGTCTATCCAATTGTTCAGGTGTTAGTTTTCTCGATGGAAGCTTAGGTCTTTTAGGTTTAGGCGCTTTAGGCCTTGCCGGTTTTGGAATTCTTGGTCCTTTAGGCAGCTGTCCTTTAGGAAATTTTCTTTTGCCGCCCGGAAGTTTTCTGGGTCCTTGAGGTTTAGGTCTTTTTAACATGGTTGTTTTTCCTAGTTGTGATCGGTTAATCATAAATATAAATGATTACTCCTGTTCTTTCAACCCATAAAAATAATTATCGTCGTCGCCTGCCGTCCACTTACTCTCGGTTTCTACATTATACTCAATTGTTGATACTTTAAAGTCAGGTGTGGTAAGCTTTGCTGGGCTCAGAGACTTGTCATAGAACAGGCACCTATTATTAGGTTGTGCCGCAAAATGTTTGTTATCCAACAATAAAATATTAAAAGACTTGTGTTCTTCTGGTATCTCAGCGTAGCCCGTGTTCAGTGTATTTTTATCAGCATGGCAGTTGTCTATAGTGAAAAGATATTCCCCGGTGTGCCACTGTTTAGAGGGGGACAGATACTTGGCCTTACAACCAGAAATGGATGCTTTTTCTATTACAGTCAAATCGTAATCGAACGCGTCCCACAGTTCTAGTTCCTCAAGAGATAAATCTAAATCAGTCGGCTCGTCTACGAAAGCAGAAATAGGCAACTTATCATAAAGAGCACCGTACTCAGGAAGATAGGTCTCAAAGTATAATGCTCTGCCCTGAATGGATTTGCAAGAGATCCAAACACCCGGCGTAAATTCTCCATGGCCTTTTTGATGATCGTATAAATATTGTTTCTTAACATGTACTTTTACCGGAGGTAGATTTGCAACAAGAAATGCCATACCTA